AATTTAAAATTAATTTCTTTCCAATAGCTATAGTCGATATCTTTATTTAATGAATTTTTTATCTGTTCTACTGGGCCTAAGATTATTACTGCTACTTTCATTCTATATTATCAGTTAAAACTTTTATAAATCTTACTGTATTTTTAGTTAATTTTTCTTGCTTACCTGACGGATTAATTACAGTATTTTCTGTAAGTAGTGTACGAACTACTTTTATAAAAAATTTATGGAATATAGGAGTATTTTTAAGAGATGAGTTTATTCTATAAAATAAATTTCTATAAATATCATCTCCAATTACTCCGTGCATGCCGCTCCATAGAACAGTAGTATTACCGTATTTCTTGTCTAATTTAGATTCTAAATGTAATTTTTCTGTATCTTCATATTCTGGATGCATTCCACCTCTCCAGTATAAATGAGTAGTAGCAACTTGTGTCTGACGTATAAAGCTTGAAAGTAGTAAAGCTGCTAGTCTTTCTTCAGAATTATTAGAACAGTCTACATAACTTTCACATAGTGCGGTAATCCATCTAGCATTAAACTCTTTTGCTATTTCTTTATAATTTCTTTTTACATAGTTAGAAATATCGTTTTCAAAATTAAAAGTAGAGGTAAGTTCTCTATCCCATACTTGAGTTGTAGGAGAATTAGGGCCAAAATTTCTAGTGTAAGCTATATAAGGGTATAGATAGTAGAGGTGTTTATTTGTAGGATCTTTAGGATCTATAGCTTCAAGTTTAGTATTAGACATAACTTTTTTATATAAATACAAAAAAACCCGGGAATACCGGGTTCTTTAAAAATGAGGTGGCTATTTTAGAAGTTTAGTACACAGTAGTCCATTGCAACTGTAATAGTAAGCTCAACTGGTTCCGAAGAAGACCAGTCAAAAGAACCTTGTGACATATTTGTTATAAAAGCACCTTTAATTACCCATTCAGAAACTACGTCCCCTACTGGTCCTAGTACGTTAAGTGTTAAGTCTTTTTTGTATAGGTCAGAGTATCCAGATCTTCCGGTTACTGATTCGTAAGAAATACGTGCCCAATCCATTACCGCTTGAGCACCAGATGGTGTTACAGGGTCATACATTGTTAAGTCCATATCTCCCCATTCTCTTTTTCCTCTTATTTTTCTGTACGTATTGATGTGATCAAGTTTAATTGACTCATCAGTAAAGTTTGGAGCAGTTACGTTCTTTACCATGAACGATGGAATACCATCAGCGTAAAGTACAAATCTATTTTGTACCTTTGGCTCGAATGCTCTAAACATTATTTCATTTGGGTCTAATGTTGCCATGTGTTATTATTGCTTTATTATAAATATCTAATTAAAAAATTATGCGTCAAATGTTGCGCCTGTTGGTTCTACTACGAAATCAAGAACAATAAATTCAGCTGTTTTAGATGGTTGTATAAATATTTGACCAACTAATTGGTTTCTATCTACTACATCTGCTGTATTATTCGTATCATCCATTACAACTCTATAGCTAAATAATCCTTGTTGTTGTACTACTGAGTCTAAGTAAGGATTAACTGCAGCTAAGAATCTGTTTCTAGTTGCGATAGTATTTTGTTCGAATACTAGATTTTTAGCTTGATCACCTAAGAATTTTTTAAGTTCGATTAACAAACGTCTAACATTTACTCTATCTAAAGCTGATGCTTTAGTTTGTAAAGTCTTCTGTCCGAATACTGATATACCTGTTCCTGGGAAAGAAGCTATTGGATTTACTTTACCACTGTATAGTGAATCTCTATTTGCTCTAGTTAATTTTTTTCTTGTCTGTATTACTCCAACTAATCCTCCTCTTACTAATCCAGCAGGTGCGAACCAAGGTGCTGAACTATTATCTGTAAATGCATATACTCCTGGTATTACAGTAGAAGCCGGTACCCATACGTTTCTTCCTGTAGCTGACTGAACTTGTAACCAAGGCCAGTATGAAGCTGCGTAAGAGCTATTGTGTCCTGTAGCTTGTGAAGTTACGTTAGCAATTGTAAGTTCTGAGTATCCTACTAAATCAATAGCTGCTATACAATCTCCTCTAGTCTCTGCTAAAGAAACTAAACTATCTACAGTTGTTCCATGTGAAGCATCTATTAACCCAGGTGCTGAAATAATATTGAATAAAAATTCATCTTTATTTCCTAATAAAGAAATAATATTTGTATAATCTCCTGCTACTAAACCTTGAGTATTAGCTGCTATATTTCCAAATGATGTTTGAGTACTCTGTACTACATTTCCTGTGGCACCGTGGAATCCTCCTGAAGCTGCAGCTGGTAAAGAGCCACTTGCTGATGCTACTCTTATATTTCCGTCATTTCCTAAGTAGTCGAATGTTTTAGATGTAACTGAAGCTACATAAACATAATTCGATTTATTTACATAGTCACCTGATTGAATAAGGTCACCGCTGCTTAGAGTTTGAAATTGATCTCCTATTTTTGCTGCAATATAATTTGGAGCATTTGGATCTAATGATAAATCGTTAAAAGTTTCTAATACAACTTTTCCATTTGTATTGTCATCTCCTCTTCTAATAGTTAAAGAAAAAGTTCCTTTTGCATTATCCTTATTACTTATTTCCCATCTTATGTTATCTGCAGAACCTGAAACTAAAGAGCCATCAGAATTCTGTGTACCTGCGTCTAAGGATCCAGTTGTGTTGTTATATATTGAGCCTTTACCTATTGTTTTTAGTTGAAAAGGTTCAGTCGATCCTGAGGAAGGAAGTATTTTAGAATTAGAAGCATTAGCCCAGCCTGATGCTGTTGCTACTACTCTAGATACTAATAAGCTTTCACCTCCTTGATCAAAATAGCTTTTTGCAGCTATTGAAGTAAGAAACTCGCCGCTTGTCGATGCACTTTCAAAAGTAACACCAAATTTTCTGCTATATTCGTTGTATGAAGTTACTAACGTTGGAACTTCTACAGGTCCTTTTACTGTAGGTCCGATAATTGCTGCCCCGACTGCTGTAGGTGCGGGTTGAATAAAAGAGATGTCGTTTTCTCTTGAAAATACACCAGGGGAGATAATTGTTTCTGCCATGTTAGGTTAAGTTTGTTAAATTTCTATTATAAATATAGGGAAAATATCGAAAACCTTCTTTACGATATGTTATCTACCTACATATATAAATATGTACAAACTACGTTAACCTTTAAAAGGAATAAAAACTTGATTGTCGATATCTACTGTGCCTTCCCCGTACTTATTAGTTAAAGTTTTAGATAATTGACGTTCAGATTCAAGATTACTTTCAAATACAGTATTATTTTTTCTTTTTCTGATATCTAAGCTGGCTTCTAGCTGTCCGATAGATGCAAATTCGTTTACGACTATTTGTTTAGAGGTATTTAAATCAGTAATTAATTTAATCTCTGTTGGAGTCAAAGGAATAGTCTCAATTTGAGGTTTCTTTGCTTTAGATTTTAATTCTTTTATTGTTGCCATGGTTTACTATCTGGTATTAACAGGTCTGTATCCTGTATTAGTTTTATATTACAATTATTTATCCATTCTTTCCAAAATATACTCCCTTCACAATTATTACCGTATTCTCTTCTTACGTCTAGATCAGTTGAGTACATTCTATGTACAAAGCTTTCTTCTAAGATATGAAATATTTTACTAAAAGCCAACGGGTAGCCTGAAAATAATCTTTCATCCATAGTTTTATAGTGAATAGAGCCATATACACACTCTTCTTTTTTGGTGCCTTCTAAAAGAGGTCTAGACTGTAGGTAAGCTTTATTAAAATAATGTTCTAAGTTACCTTGATACTTTATACCCCCAATCAAATTAGGTTTAAATTTAATTATTTTATCGTAAATAAAAATATTATCTATCATATTTACGGCTTTGTATGTAGAATAAAAATAAGAATGTCTTTTAGAATCAAATAATGGCTCTTTTACTTCTACAAATAAATTTCTACAGTATTTTTTATAGCGATTTAATTTTTTTACCCACCTGGGGTTATCATCAATATTCCAAGTATAACAGTATATATCAGTATTACTATCTAAGAACGGTATAATATTATCTGACAGATGTGTTACTAAACCTGATATAATAATTGCTTTATTCATACTCTCCTACGTAGTCACTACATACTCCTCTAGTTAAGTCAACTGGTGTGTTATTAGTGCTTTCCGGCATTACTAGTATACCGTTATCTAATGAATTTATACTCCAAATAAAACCCTTAGAAGTTAATGTAGCATAATCATTTTCATGCCAAAAATAATTTAACTTATAACCTCCTTTATCTATTTCAACTAACTTAACTAAAGCTTCTTTATTTTTACAATGTATCCACATTTTATTATACCAGTTTTTTAACAGTTCATAAGGAAACTGGTACTGAGGTTCGTCATGTCCTAAAACGAATTTACTGTCTATATAGTGAATATCTACTTCTACATCAAAACCTGCCCGTAATGCTTCATATACGTAAGCCGGGTTATTTTCTCTGTCAGGATTAGGTCCTGTAATATTACCTCTATGAGAAATTAAAATCATGATTCTTTATAATAGGTTCATAATTTAATTTTATCCACATACCTTCTTCACCGGGTAGTAAATTAGTCCTATGGTGTATTCTTTGTAGTTCTAAAAGTTCAGATAAATCTTTACCATTCTGGTTTTGTTTTATAAAAACCCAACTACATTCTGTATCTCTTATCTCTACTCCTTGTTCAATTAACTTTTCAACAAATTTTTTCTTTCCTTCACTTATATCTTTAAAGTAGTTAAGAAAAAAAGTATGGTGTTTAATTATAAAATCTATATACCTTGCTCCTAGTGAATTAATAGGGTACATAAGTCTTAGCTTACTATAATAGCTACTAATATTATTTTTACTTGATATTAAAACTCCTACTCTAAGTCCTGCTGCTCCATATGCTTTAGAAAATGTTCTAAGTACAGTAAGGTTTTCATATTCATTAATTAATTCTATACTAGATTTTAAATTAGTTAATTCTATATAAGCTTCATCTACTATTAAATGTACTCCTGTATCTAAAATTTTTCTAATATTATCTACACTTTGAGTATCTCCTATAGGTGAATTAGGATTAGCAAGTATGACAAACTGTGTATCTTTGTCTATTAATTCAATAATAGAATCTACATTTAAGTTTAAGTTTGTATAAACAGCTTTTTTAACCTGTGTTTCACTTATATCAGCATAAACATTATACATAGGAAAACAGTAATCTGAGGTTACTATGTTTTTACAGCATACATCGAATGTATCGAAAATAGTTTTTATACCAAAATCACTACCGTGAGTAAGCATAATATTTTCTGATTCTACTCCGTACATATTAGCTACTTTAACTTTTAAAGGGGCTATATCGGGGTAATGAAAAATATCTTCTTGCTCTATAGATGATAAAAAATTATCAAATACTTCATCAGGTAGATAAGTATTTCTTTCATTTTGACCTAAGTAAATACGGTATTTTTTTCTATCTGTATTTTTTTGATACCTTTCAACTTTCTTTAAAAAACCTTTCATATTTTAAAATTATAATACTTCTTTTGTTCGTAGTGCACGTTTTACATCTCTTTTTATATTCAGAGTAGATGCTAAGTGTTTAGCAAAGTAACTATTACCTAATTCAGAAAAATGATAGTCTCCTTCTAGCCCGTAATCTCTATGTAAAGTAGGTACATCTTTAGCTAATAATTTTGGTGTTCCTATAGATTGCTTTATAATTGTTGACATTCCTTCAGTACCTATAATATTTAACTCTTCATATAAGTCTGCCATAGTTAGTGGCCCTTGTATTGCCTTTTCCCAACCTACCCTATGGTACTGACTGTATATCTCTTCATAAATTTTAATTTCCTGGAGTGTTAATTTAGGTAGGGTGAACCACGGTTTAGCGAATATTCGAAACTCTGCTCCGTTTTTTTCAAATACTTTCTGTAAAAAAAGTAACTGGTAAAAGTACTCAATCATAAAAAAATTTTCATCGTACAAATGGAAAAGATAGTCTTTTTGCATTCTATTAAGACCGCTTTCTTCTGGGTAGTTGTTAGTACAAAAATGGTGTTGTGTTTCAAAGGCCATACGGCCATTATCGTATCTTATCAGTAGTTCGTCCCTATAGTTATATTGTAGCTGTACTATAACTAAATGATTAGTTAAGTCAGGTGTATTATAGAAGTAGTTCTGCAATGATCTTATTGTAGTAGTAGTACCAAGTCCTCCGTAACCTAAGTTAACTATATTTCCAATATTAATATAGTCTCTTAAATATGCCATCCAGGTTAGATTGTTAGTTATAAATTCTGCTGTACAATCTGTGTTAAATTTATTTTTAATTTTATCATTAGCCCACTCAAATACCCAATTAGGATCATTCCAGGTATCTCTAGGCCGATTTTGGTACTTAGTGAAAGCACACCCTTGAGTATGAGAACAGCCTGCTGCTACTAAAGTGTAACACTTATTAAAATCTATTTTATTCATGTTTAATTAACTTTAGCATTGGTGCGAGTTCTTTATATGAACAAGTAGCACAGTGACTTGTAGGTTTATTAGTGGCACATCCTTGTTGTACTGCTTGGAAATCTTTAGAGTTTCTTATTTCTTCTACAGTATTTTCAAATAAGTTACCAAACGGCTTAGCACCTGTGTTAAGACAACACATTTTTACATGCCCTTCTACTGTAGTATAAATTCCTTCTTTTACCCAGAAACAATCAGGAAAATCCCATTCATCTTTTCCTTTTAAATTATCTTTCCAGTTTTCTTTTAAATACTTTATTTCTTTTTGAGTATATCCTCCAGGCATATTTTTATCTTCACTCCATTCTTGTGCAATATTTAATCTAAGCTCTTCCAAACCATAAACATTTACTATTTCATCTTGAATAGTTTGAATATCGTAAACATTATCTGGGTTTACAACATAATTACAAGTAACTCTGCATCCATGTCTTTCCATAGGCTTAAAGTGTTCTAAAAAAGACATAAGTTTATCCCATTTAGCAGGTGCTCTATCTCTTTCGTATGAATCTTTATATCCATCAATACTAAAATAAAGAAGGTCTATATATTTCATACTTTCATTAAACTTTCTACCCATTTTAGTATCAGGTCTGATAGGATATTGACAGTTGGTAGCTACTATTAAAAAAGCATCTGGGAAATATTCTTTAAAAGTTTTACATATTTCATCAAACTGAGGGTGCAGCATAGGTTCTCCCATACCCATAAGTTTAGCCTCTTCAATTGGATGATGTTTAATATTTTCAAGCATTTGTCGAAACTTAGGTAAAGGCATATGCTGTAAAGCACCTATAACTTCTTTTCTATTGCAAAAAGAACAGTCTAGATTACAGTAATTAGTAGTCTCTAAATAAGCGTACGTTATTGGTTTATTCATACTATTTTTCCTTTAAATCCAGGCAGGGTAGCTTTATTTTCTTTTTTTAATTGATTTTTATGCATAGCTAACTGATGTGTTAAGTTTTCTGATGAAGCATATTGTTCAAAAACTTTATGATCTAAAACCGGTCTCATCAGAAATAATTCTATATAAGTATTCTTTATATTAAAATTAAAAAACTTAAAGAAGTAAATATGATTCCAGTGACCTCCTTCTCTATATGTTATATTTAATTTTTTATAATGCTTATGAATCCAGAAAAAGTTATACATTAATGAATGTAAATCTGCTGCTAGTGAATTTTCTATAAACATATAATCTTGATTCAACCTATATGCAGGGAAAGATCCTCTGCTATTTTTTTCTTCTGATAGTATAAACTCATCTAAAGTATATACACATGGTAAAGTTTCGTTTTTAAAATTTATTTCTGATAAGCTTTCATAAAATCTTTTTTTTGCTATTACTAAATCTACTCTTTTTACTATAACATAGTCGTAAGTAAACTGTTCTTCAACTTCTACTTTTCTTTTTAATTGTATAGAGTTTGATATAGAAAATGCCATTTTAGGAGTATTTCCTGTCACTCCTTCTTTTTCTATTATAGATTGATCTAAAAATAACTTATCTTTGAAGTTTAAATTAAGTAAGCTAGTATCAAAATCATTCCAAGTTGCTATAAATATATCAACTAAGTAACTATCATTATCACAAAGATACTCATAGTACTCTTTTAACTTATCTACGAACCGGACTTGGCCGAAAAGACATATCGCTATTCTTTTTTTACTTTCCATTTAAATATTTCTCTAAGTATTCTGGTGTTCCTAGTTCGTATACCTTATCTACTTGAGTTATAATATACTGCTTACCGTCTTTTATACCGTAGTTATAGACAGGAGCAACATAAAATTCATTATTAACTCTATCATTAGCTGCAATCATTTCTTCAGCATACTTTACGTAATCAGAACCTTTACTCCAAAAATAATATCCAGCAGTAGCATCGTTAGATATAACTTGTTTTTCTGCTACTTCTGTTACAAACCCTTCTTTATTGGATTTAGCGTATGACCAATCTGTACTATCTCCCCAAAAGCATGGTATACCTCCATCATATTTTTTTATTTTTTCAAAAGTATCTTCAACATTATAATCAATCATCTGATCAGTATTAAATGAAAGCATTGGAGTATCATTGTTAACATACTCCTTAGCTAAAAGTAAAGTACAAGCAGCTCCTTCTGTAGTACCGTCAATTTTAACTATCTCAATATTATTATGCCCTATTATTTCGTTAAAAATACTAAAATTATACTTTTCGTAATCAGATTTTTGACATAGTATGATAGTTTTAAATTCTGAGTTGAATTCAAAGTTAAGATTTTCTATTACTCTTTGAATCATAGGTTTTCCGTTTACGTCTATAAACGGTTTTGAATCTGTATATCCTTGTTCTGTAAATCTCGAACCTTTCCCTGCCATGGGTATAACTATGTTAAAAAATTGCTTCATTTCTTTTTCTATATTCTATTGTTTTTTTATTTATATCTAATACTATATCTAAATATTTTCCTTCGAACCAATATGGTTTTGCTCCTCTGTAAATAAATTTACTAATAAATTCAGTTTCAGTTTCTTCGGTAACTGGGAATAAAGTAGGAACATTATGACCTGCTTTAGCACAAAAGAACTGTTTATGAGTGTGTTGTTCTCCATGCGCTTTACTAGAAGCCAGTACCGGAAATACAGTACCGAATTTTTTAAAAGAAGAATAACATTCATACGAAACTGTTATATATTCGTTATATACGTCCCATGGAGTATCAGAGTCAATATGCTCTTTTGCTTTTTTCAGAGTTTCATAATCCGGCAAATTAGTAGTTATATTATCTTGTATATGCCAATCTGTTTGATAATTTGCTACTAAATTTTTATCTATACATGCAAATATAAAGTATTCAGGTTTATCAAAAAAATTAGGATTATGGTAGTAAGCTTGTTTATAAATTAAATCTAAAAAACTTCCATCATGATCTGTCCAATGCTTAAGTCTCTTTAATCCTCCTCGATATTGTTCCGGGTAGTCTTTAATATTTATATTTCTGACAAATTCAACTTGCTTCTCTACTCTCTTTACTATTTCATCTATAGGAAGAAGTGTAAGAGGTTGTATACCGTCGAAACCGTCACCAAAAAAAGTTGTATTTTGATTAACCATTATTTAAAAAACTCGTCAGGATGTACTGATCTATCATCTATAAATATATCTCCGTCAAAGGGTTTGAAATAAAGTTCATGATATTTTACTCCCCAAGCATCTAACTGTGCTCTAGTGATCGGTCCATAGTATTCTTCTCCTCTTCCGCTTTTATTTCCTCTAGCAGTATAGAATATAATTATATGCCCATCGTCATACAGTTGATTAATTTTCTTTATTCTATCAGTCCAGGGTTGACGGCTTATAACTGGTCCTTCTTCTTTGCAAATTGTATTGTCTATGTCTATAATATATTTCATAATTCAAATTTAAAATCATAACCTCTGTACTTATTAGCTTTTTTCATATAGTTTGCAAAACTTAATGCCTTATCTGGGTTTTCATTAAAATGATAAAAGGTATTAGGAGGTTCTGAGCCGTTTCCTAGCTCTGGGAGATACTTAATATAGTCTTTAAGGTTTTCAGATGTCATTAAAGTTCCATATATAAAGTTTCTATTTCTAGCTATATCTAAAACTAAATGTCTATGTCTAAACCATGCTGGAGTTATATAATGGATAGGTTCTTTTGAGCTAAAATGATCGACCTCTTGTAAATTAAGTAAAAGCGGAAGGTCTTTCTTTGCTATGGGCGCTACTGATAAACGGTGGGAACCGTCTAGTAAGGTGTTATTCTTATCACTTACAATTACCGGATAACCGTAACCGTACTTAGTAACAGAATATAGCATATCAGGAAACATATCCGCTCTCCACCTGTACCTTGGTAGTTTTTGATTAGTGCTAGCTCCTAATAAATTAGGTTTAGGCTTATCTCTACCGTAAGGATTTATTTTTTCACGATTTTTTATATCATTTTTTTGAAAAGCACTTATTATGTTTTTATAACTATTACAATTTACCTTACTAAAGACTTTATAAAATGTTTCTAGATGTGGGTTTCCTACATTAGTTGATAAATGGTTCTTTAAAAATAAATGAGGAAGTTTAATGTAAATATAGTGGCTAGGATATTTTAACTCTCTTATAAAATCTTCTCTATGTAAAGGTATTCTATGAATCTTACTATCACTATAATCTTTCCCGAATACAAAATTACCTTTATTTCTGTTAAACTCAATAAAGTCTTTAATTAAAATATTCCAAGTTAAAGTTTTCCATTTAAGACCAAACCTAAAAGTACTTGGGTCGTTTCTGTGTTGAGAGGTAACAGTTATAGGAGAAGTAACTAATGGATCTTGTAAGCTTTCTGCGCAAACCAGTCTTTCTTCATAGAAATCGAAAAATTTAATAATTTGGTAAAGCGAGTAGTGCTTAAATAGTTCTAATTCTGGTAGACCTTTGTCTATAAAGTGGTTTTCTTGTTGTATTTTATAAGTTTCCATATACGTATTCTATTGTATTTTCCCAATTTTCAAATCTGTATCCTTTATCATCTATATATACTTTAGCGTTTGGCTTGCCCCAAACAATATCGTTTACATATTGCTTTATACCGTGTTTTTCTAGCCATTCCCAAGTACCTTGTATACCGTCTTTACCGTTAACAGAAGGTCTCTCAGGATGTCCTTTGAACGTATATAGTATTATTATATACTTTTCAGAAAGCTTCTTTATAGCATCGATTGCTCCATCTACTGGTTCATCATATACAGTGCCATCGTAGTAGCCTTTTGAGTTTTTATGTATTACTCCGTCAAAATCAATAGCTAGTGTGTTTTTAAGTATTTTATCTTGCAACTTACCCCACGACTCTACAGTATGACGATTTCTATCTTTATAGACTAACTTTACTAGTTTAAAATCTAACTCAGTATCTACATCTATTAATTCTTCTTCAGGCCAATCTACTATATATGTGTAAGGCTCTTTTATTAAGTTAGGAAATAACTCCCAATTATCCAACATATATTTCTTTTTAAACATTACTAAAGAATGAGTAGCTTCTAGTACACCAGGACCGCCTGTTGTTGATAATCTATCGTTTGGTTTAAAGTTTAATGGTAAACTATCGTCGTTCCAATACCAATTTTTCGTCTTTTTGACTGTTATAGCACTTTCATGAGGAGATGATTTATACCAATCTATAACTTTCTGTATTTTATCTATATCTAAAAAAGGCTGGCAAGCATTTACATTAATAATATAATCTGATTTTACATTTTTTAAATGTCTATACATTATAGAGTGATGAGCATTGCCAGGTGCTACTGAGTCATACTCTCTTTTTAATGTATTTATTTTATTATCTGCTTTATCTATCAATTCTTGATCAAAAGCTGCTAAGTAAACTTCTTCTATATTTTTTAACTTACTAACTTTATCGATAGCTATATCAATCATAGTTGTACCTCCAATATCTCTTAAATGTTTATTAGGGCAACGAGTACTATCCTTTCTGGCATGTATTATAACTGCTATTGTTTTCATAATTATTTAAAACTGTAATTAAACATTTCTATATCCTCATTAAGTATATTTTGTAGAGAATTTATATCTTTATCAGTCATAACATCATAGTATTTTACGTCTAGTTTATTAGATCTATTTAAATGCTGAAGTTTAGTTTGAGGTAATCCTATTTTTTTGCAAATAAAATCGAAATCTTGCTGAAGATTTTCGAACCTACCAATAAAGTCTATATAGGGTAATCTATCTATATTCCCGCTAAAATGGCCTTTTAAGAAATTAACTTGAGATGCTAAGTGAATATTTTCTCCCATATAATCAAAAAGATTAAAAAATGGTTTACCGGTTGTTAATGGATCTACATCATTAAATCTTAATTTATTTAAGAATTTTTTTGAGTTCTCTATTTTTTCTTGAGGGTAGTAATAATCAACCCATAAGTCTTCTAAATTATCTATAGCATAACTTAAAGGATGTTTATTTAAAAACTCTCTAAATTTATACAGAGAATAAAACCTATCCCAAGGATTACGTACAAAAGTAAATACAAAATAGTCTTTAAATAAATCTTCATCAAATTTATCATAATGTATCTTAAATCCTTCATATCTAGAATCGACGTCTAATAGATTGTAGAGAGTTTGTCCAATAGTTACTCCACCAGTTTTAGGTGTATGTAGAAATATAAATTTTTTCTTGTGATTAATCATCTATTATCAGCTTTTCATTACCCGAGAAAAATTCAAGGCTTTTTTTACTTAGGTCTATTTTAAAATTTACATCAGGTACACAGAACATGTCAGCCATAGTAACTTTCCAAGAATTTTGATCTGTGCCTAGATTTGGTTTACGTAAAAAGATAGGTACATCAAAACCTAATAATGCATGAATAATAGCTCTATGAGTACCTCTTCCAAAAATACCGTGTGATTGATTATAAAGGATAGGGTAAATAAGCCCTTTATCTTTTATACTTATTAACTGAGTAATGTCAAGGTCAGCTCTCCATGCTATCTCTTCTCTATTTTCAAAAAAATCTTTTATTTTATGAGCCTCTGGATATTTAGAATCGTAATAATCAGCTAATTCTAATATTTCTCTTATATTTAAATTTTTACTAATAGTTTCTAAAGCAAATTGTTTAAAAATATCTATATTAGGATTAGAATGTACTTTATCTTGATACTTAACGAGTAATTTACTAGGTATTTCTAAGTAAATAAAATGAGTCCATGTTTCATTTAAACCGGACATATCCATTGATATGACATCTGCTTTTGCAAATGCTTCTTTTGAAAAATGATTAGCCTGTTTACCGTTAATAGTATACTGACTTACATCATTTACTGAAAAATATGCAGGAGGGTGTCCGCTCCAGAACCCGTTTTCTTCTATATTGTGCTTTTCTTTAAATAAAGGTTCTTCATTAGGTCCTCCTCTTTTCTCATACCCCTCTTTTTCTAGTAGTTTATGATTTTTTAAATATAAATCTATAACTTCTTCTCCTTTAATAATATCAAAGCTCTTTAAGTTGTTAAATGTATCAAAATAAAACTTTTTCATATAACTGTTACCTAGTTTTTTTATAATGTTTATAAAGAGTTTCTGCGAAAAGTTTATGCCCTTTCGTAGAAGGGTGTTTAGGTCCGTAACTATTTGCTAGAACGTACTCTTCTAGTTCAAATAAATCTCTATCTTCATACTGTTCGAGATAACTGTAAATATTATAGTAATTATATCCCCAGTAGTGTTTGTATATGTCTATAAAATCTCTCTTGTCATATGTAGAGCTGTTGAAAGTAGGTTCAAAAGCATCCATTAGTATATAATCAACTCCAATATATTCAAAAAACTGCTGTAATAATGCAATCATATTAAAATTAAAGAAATCTAAATACCTATAATCAAACATTTCAGTAATAAAGAATTTTTTATAGTTGTTTAAAAAATAACCTATATCAGTATTTTCCGGGGTTACGGGTAAACCTAGTAGGTCATTAGTACTTACTGTTTCTTTAAATTGATTATAAGTTCTTTCTTCTTTTAAAGGTAGGTATATATCACTTATATTCCATGATAGACCTTTCCATTGTCTTTGTTTAAGAGTAGGAAAAAAAGGAAAATCATCTCTTGTAGTAGAAGTAAAAGATACTAATACTAAGTCTCCTTTTTCAAAAAACCCGTCAGCAAAATACTGAAATATATTTGTTATTATAGTTTTGTTACAACAACCGGGTTCTCCTTTATTTACCCATTCTACTTTTAACTTATCAGCAAAATAACGTGTAAAACTATGAGAAGTAGTAAACTCGTGAAATAAAGTTGATGCTAATTTACTATTATCTTTATTTGCTTCTTTAATTTGATTTTCTTTTATCCAGTCGGTACCTATTCCTGAGGTAAAACTATCGCCAAATGATATAACCTTCATATTATATAATGTTTTTTGAAACGTAATTGTCGAATTTTAATAAATCGTAATTACTCCAGTCCGTATTCTTATATACAGAGGGTAATTTACTCAAATCTAAATCGGACCATTTTTTTAATAAATATAATGGAAAATCTTTTGCAAAATGGGCACTATAGTTAGAATCAATCAAAATTGGGATTACTTTTAAATACAAGCATTCCCATAATCTATGAGTATCTAGGCCATTACCACTAGGACATAAACAAAATTTATGTTTCTGTAAATCTTGTAAATACTCTTTATAGTCTAAAGAACTATTAATCGTTAAGTTAAGATTATTTGCTGCTTCTTTACACGATACTCTATACTCAGGCCTCATTCCTCCTTCTACTGTAAAGTTATAGTAGATTTCTTCTGTTTTATCTACTTTTTCATTTACTACCTCACAGAATGTTTCTAAGTTACCATGTCCCCACCTGCTATTAGCTATACCAATAGGTAGTGGAAATACTTTACGGTGATTAATATTTAAATTTTGGGTAAATATTCTATCTATGTTAGGTACTTGATTAAGTATACTTAAATTACTGTAATTAAAATCTTGATCTGAATTATGGAGTATTAGAGAAAAAGAATGTTCGAATGTCTGGAGTTTTATATAAAATTGAGAATCTAATAATTTCTTTTTAGTTAAGTTTAAAAGTGAGCTGTTAGCATAGATAAATTTTGGTTTAGCATATCTAAATAACTCTGGGTTAAAATTGTCAATATCGTAATTATTATGTATGTTGGCAGATTCAAATTCTTTATGTTCAGCTTTACTAAAAGAAATATCAGCTAAGTCTTGAAATTTTTCTCCAGTAATAATGTCTTCCGGTGTTATCATATCTAGTTTTTAAATTATAGGTTTACCTAATAGTTCTTTCATAAAAATATTTTTTAAGTTACTATGAAAAATATTAGAGTAGTGACCATCTCTTGCAGGTACCATATTAATTTCATCTTTATTTTCTCTCATAGCTCTACGAATATTATGTTTATTCAATTCTGTAAAAGATCGATAGTATAGTTTAGCTCCTGTGTTTTCTGTAAATGCTTTTATTGCTAAAGTAGTTTTATACGAATTAATGAGAGCATTATGATTACTTCCTATTAGATAACTAATTATTAATTCATTCTTACCGGTCAAAATTGCGTCGTCAGTCCAATAATGATTCATCATATTTGGCATAGTATGAAAAATAGTATCTTCTTGATGTCTCTCGTTGAGAAACAGTTTAAACAGAGAATTGTCTTTTATGATACGTTCATACCTATTTGGTGGAGGTACTAGTAGAAATACTCTTTTAAATTTTAAGCCAAATTTATGTGCTGCTACTAAGTATCTAAAGCATGTATCAATACTATAACCTCCAGTTCCTAAATTGAAGCCACGAACTCCTAACTCAGCAGATAATAAACTTGGCCAGCTACATTCTAATGGTAAACCTACACCTTCCGTAAAACTGCATCCTAAGTATATATCTCCTTTCATTCCAGGTTCAAAATCAAACTCAGATCTAAATCCTAAATTATTATAATTGTAATTTATAGAACGGTTTTTCCAGTAATTAAATTTCTCTGGATGTGTTTTCTCAGATCCAAGATGTGAGTTTTCATCATCAGAACCAGACCAAAATTTTCTATCATTAGGTGTATACCTACCGTTAAAACCTAACCAGTAAGCTAACTCTATTTCACTAATGCCTTGTTTTCTAAAATTTTTATTAAATAAACTCATACTTACTTATAAAATTAGCTATATTTTTATAGCCGTTCTTCTCTATATTAGTATCAAAACTAATATTTCCTTCTTTTAGGTAATTAAATTTAACTATATCCACAGGTTCGTCTACATTAAACTTTAATCCTATTTTAAAATTTTCTACTGTATCCGCAAGTTCTATAATTTCTTGTGAATCTCTTTCACTGTATAATGCGACTAAAGGTATGTGATTTTCAACACAATGAGTTATAGTACCAACTCCTGGTCTAGCTATCATTAAAGTATTTTCAGTAATATCAAAATTATTACTTAATTTTACTTTATATGCTCTTTTTAACTCATCGATAAAATTATAGTATTCTGGTAGATATTTTAAACTCGAAAAATTTACTAAATTATGCGTTATATTGTTAGACGTAGAAAAAGGAAGTTCCTTACAACCAAATCCAAACTGTACCTTATTTTTATAATCTTTTACAGTCTGTGTTTCAACATATTTATTAGTTATAATAATAGGGTTATGTTTAGCTAATAGAGCACTATCTGAATTAGTTAAATCATTAGTGCCTAAATAACTCTCAAAAACATCCTTCCATAAAAATGAACCCATAATAATAACATCGTTCCTATATTCTAATAACCCAACTAAATTATCACTTACAACTATATCAAAATTATTTACTGTTTTACTAAAATTCTCTAAACTATAAAAATAATTTTTTATAACAGTTTTACTATTTCCTGAGATAACTTTTTCCCATTTAATATTTTCTCTATGAGAAACTATATATTCAACATCATTAAGGCTGTCAAACTTATTAAACTGTTCTACAGAACAAAATATAGAAATATCAAACTTATGCTTTAAAAGGTTAACTACTTCTAAGACTCTTTTAAAATGTCCGAATCCATTAGTACAGCAATAAAATCCTATAGTTTTTTTCATTATCTATACCAGTTCATAAAGTAATCATCTACTCTTTTAAAGTCTTCTGCGTTAAACATATCTACATCTGTTGGGCAGCCTTCTTTAAGAAGAGTTTCTTTAAAGCCTAAATTACCGACTTTAGGAAAAATACCAAAGTCTTTAAAGTATTCGTTCATCAAGACTCCTGGTCCCATAGGATGCACATTATCTTCTTCTATGTTTATTTTATGCATTCTATAATGAAATAAATTTATTAGTTTATCCATAGTTCTGCTATTAGCTAAAAATAAACAATCGTTAAAGTTCATCATATTAAATTCTGATGGCATTAATCCTCCATGAGTAGAGTATAAAGTACCGTCATCATACGTCATAGGGCTAACATACATAAGAGGGTTAAATACAATATCTGGTCTAGATTTTATAACTAGATCATAAGTAAAGTTATTTTGTAACTCGTATTCTCTTTTTAACATAATAGAATTTGCAAAACTATAGAATAAAGCTCCCCAATGTTCGCTATGTTGAAACTCTGTAATGTGTTTAGAATCAAAAATAGCTTTTTTTAATTCAAATGATTCTACAAATTCATCAAATTCTTCTTTATCTACTTTTCTTTCAGAATAAGGATCAGAAAGTTTAGGTCTATCTTGACTTATATTCCAAGTATGAGCAAAATAATCAACAGAGAATTTACTACCATTTAATCCTTGTTGGTTTCCAAAGAACCATTTCTGGTTGCTCCATCCTAATCTCCAGTTTCTAAGTTGCCCTGATAAGCATACTGCTACTCTCATAATAACGATCCTGTTCTTAAGTTAAATAATTTTATTCTATGTTTATGTAAATAACCGTAGTCACATTTACTGTCTAATATAAAAGGTAAAGTCCATGAGCTACATACTGCTGTACTTAAATCAACTCTACATTCTTTATCTACACCTGAATGAAATACTTCTGTACAGTGTACTTTATTTTGAGTAGTATCTAAGTGTGATAGTCTCTTAAAATCGATATCAGTATCTTTTGTAATAATAATATGATTACTAAACAATCTATGAGTATCTACTTCTTGTTTTTTAATATTCAATAAAGTATATTCGTCTAATTTAAACTGAACGAATTTATACGGGGTTTCTATTTCTTTACCTGTACCGTTAATGATAGTACAGTAGTTATTATATATACTATTCACCTGTAATTCTTTTAGTTAAGATATTAATGCTATCGTAATTTTTTATTAAATCACTATTATGCTGTAATGTGTCTTTCATATCAATATACATTTCTAATAGTTCTTCATTTGATTTGCGGCATAGCTCTTCAACAATAAGTAGTATTTTTGTAAGTCTACCCCAACCGAATTCTTCTTCATCATAAGATTCATCCCACCATTTACTAAATGTTTTAAAACCAAGCTCTTTTAAATTTTTAAGATGTCTTACAGGTCCAAACTGAATAACAGGATGACCGCAATAAATTGGGTTATATGTAGAACTATGAATATGGCATGCATTTTCTACAAAAGGAAAAGCACACATAACAGTGCTAATTAAAGTATTTTTGTAATGAACTGGGTTAAAAGGTAGGTCAGCGTCAAACTTTCCTACTCCTATACCAGGAGGTCCGTGATTATCTTTATCAGTCTCGTCTATATCAAAAGGTATCTTAGCTATAAGAGAATCTATATTATCTTGACCAGTAAGATCTGGAAACCAGTCAAATAAGTCATAATCTTTATTATAGTTATTAAAGCTAATTTTGAATCTATTATAGAGATTTAATCTATTAATGAAAAGCATAAAGATATTTCTTTCAGGTCTACAGGTACGATTAACTTTAAGAAAAGATTTAATCTTGTTTATGTTCTCTTTTTTATACTCTATTTCTTTATCAATATTTACTTCTTCTGGTAAGTGTCCTAAGCTAATTAATCTCTTAACATCGTATATATTCCAAGGAAAAGAGATTACGTTTATTTTTTCTTCTTTGTAAGATTTATCAGCTAACCATTTAGTATGTGTTTCTTCAGCTATTAAATTACTAGTAACATAAGTAATATAATTCGGATTAATATCTAAACTATGTAAAGATTTATACAAACTTTCGTAAAATTCTTCTGCTTTGTCTCCTTCTAAACTATTGTCTAAAATTAATCTGCAGTTATTATTACGTAATGCAGATAGTACATAGTCTGGAAGTAAATTTAAATGTTTAGCAGCTAGCCAGTTGTGATGATGTAATGTAACAAAGTAATAAAACTTAGTGTCCGGTATAATGTTATCAGGAGATATTTTAGTAAAGTCTAATACGTGAGGTAAATCAGATTGAGAAAATAATGGTCTACAAATTCTTTCGCCTCTAGCATCTTCTTCATTTATTTCTGGAATATCTTTATATATTTCTAATAACTCAGGATCTGGGGCGTGTAAACTTGCTTGGTTAAACTTATCCATTACAAAGTAGTTCTGTTTCTGCCCTAACGATTTTGAAATATTGTCAGCTATAAATGTTGCCCATTTATTATGTCCAACTTCTGTAGGATGGTAATCTAAAAATTCAGTATTGTAAATTTTTTCTAGTTCAACAATATAATTTTTAAAACTAGTAGTAATGTAATTAGTTTTAAATATAGAATTAAACTCTTCTACGTTTTCTTTTAAATCAATATTATTTAACCAGCTTTGATTTTGTGAATGTCTATTAAAATAACGGTTAATAAATCCATATAAACTCGGACTATTTCTTAAATTATGAATACCTTCAGATTTATCTAATACTGTAGACTTATCTTCATAAAATGCATTAAAAAAGGTAAACTTTATATTTTTACTTTTAAGATATCCTGCTAAAAGATTATTTTGATTGATAAATCTAGTAATATACTCTTCTTCGTTCCAGTACTTTGTAGTGTATATTTTATAAAATACATCGATATCAGGATCTTCATCTTTATAGTGATCTAATTCAGCAGGATAAAGTATATCCCAAGAACCCCTTTCTTTAGTCTTATAAAAAAAGTCTTTTCTTTCAGGAGACGTCCATCCTATAACAACGTATATTTGTTCAGGAGTATATTCCTTTAAAAGTTTAGGTATATCATTTAAGGTTCTTCTTATGATTCCATCGTTAGATGAACCAGCTGAACTATTATTTAAAACACTTATGCCAAGTTGTTTAGCGGCCATATGAGGCCATACTCTTGGTAACCTGTAAGCATCGTTATCTGGGTGATTAACATGCCAAGGTTGGTCTTTAAAACGTATAGGGTCTACTATATCTCCAGCAGTCCAACTATCTCCATTAGCGTAAAGTATTTTTACATCATCCATTCTTTTCTAAATATTATAGGGTGATTACCATTTTCGGATAAATCCATAATTCTGTAAGGAGTAGTGTCTTTAAAGTCACCTGTATATATAGGAATATTTTCAGGGTTCTTAGCTATAGGAAGAAATTTATCGAAGTCGGAAAAGAATAATTTACAGTATTCATCATCAAGGTAACTTTCTTGTAGATGTAGAATATCTATATCTCCTATAAAAACATGGTTATGATCTTCTACTATCCTATTAGCTGCACCTATCCATAGCATACTAAAGCTATAGTCACATAAATTAGAACAGTCTCCTTCTTTTATATCTCCTTTATATTCTGCTATAAACTTATTATCTCTTCTCTTAAGTATAAACTCAATAGGTTTATTATAATCTTCTTCTGAGATAATAAATTGTATTTGTTTTATCTCCATTCCATCTAAATTCTTAACCCAGTACTCAAAAGATACTGATCTATAGCTATCTCCTTCATGAGTAGTATGTGCTTCTACCATAACTCCCATATGGTGTCCGTTTTTACCTACTACACACCCTACATACCTGTTATGTTCATCATATCTACTTTCCATAGTCCCCCAATCAGGAGTAAATCTAACTAATATAGTACTATCTTTTGTCAAAAAATCTTTTGAAAGATTATTAATCAGTTCGTTCTTATTAGCTACTTCGAAAACGTAGGATTCTTTTTCGTTAAATTTCATCTATTAAGTTTTAATGTATAGTCATAAAAATCTGCTAGTTCTGGGAATGTTTTTTTAAAGTCTGTTCCTCTTCTTTCGTCATGTGCTTTGAAAAATCTACCAAAGTTTTTTCGTTGATTAAGTAATCTTTTTTCATCTTTGATTGCTAGCATCCAATCATAAGATCTAATAATTTTTTGAATCTCTACATCAGAATAACCTATATACTGGTAATCGAATCTCGGCATACCTAAAAAGTCAGCATGTTGTGCACATTTTTTTATCTCTTTAGCCCATTTAGATGGTAGTACTTGTAGAGTTTGATGAGATGGATGACGAAGATAAGAAGAGTCTAAGAAGACTGGTGATTGCCAATATCTATCGTTTGAATGGTATTCTTTTTTAAGATCATATACACCGTTAATAAGTTTTTTATAAGAAGGAGCTGATAAAGCATTAAATGTTGACATTATAGTAATGTTAACTCTTGGGCATTTTGATAATACCTTGTGCATATTATCCCAAAATTTATTAAATACTAAACCGTTTCTAATATATTCTGCTTGCTCACCCCATCCATCTACAGAAGTAAAAATAATAAACTCATTTACTCTATCTTCATCAGTTATTTTATTAATTTTATCTATAAATTTATCAACTAAATTATCAGGAATACCTAAGTTAGAGTTTATAGCTAAATTTAGTTTCTTATTAGGATTAGGTTCTTCTAGTATATAGTCTAATACTTTCCAGGTATCTTTAGAGAGCAACGGTTCTCCACCTGTTATCCTGAATGTATGTAGGTCTCTATACAGTTCAGGCCACCATTCCCAAAATGCTTCTACATAAGGGTTATGTTCAGTATGATGAATAGGCATTTTACCGGCTGCTTTTAAGTATTCTACATCATTAAACTTTTCGTCAGTTGGGTAAGCTCCGTACTTATTAGCTTCTGCTGCCCATTTAGAAGAGAAAGAAGGTCCACAGTAAGAACATGCAAAGTTACATTGATTAGAAAAAGCTACTTCTACATATTTAGGGTTAAAATCAGCTCTCCAATCTCCTTCAACTATTTCTTTAAAATGAGGTTTAGACCAGCTTTCATTAGACTTAAAGACTCTATCTGAGAATCTGTTAGAATTATCTTCTACGTTCCAGCAGTAATCACATTCAGCAGGTCTTTTACCTTCTAACATCTCTTTCCTCTTCTGCTTTTTGAATCTCGTGTTATGTAATGCTGAAGGGTTCCTTTTAAGTTCTCTTAATGGAATTTTATGAGTAGAAGGGTGGTGACAAGAGTGAGTTTCTCCCATCTGTAAGTGAATGGTTACTTGAGTCCATTTAGCTAAACACATACCGCATCCGATACTATCTAAACTTTTTTTAGTGTTTACGTAGTCTGGATTATCAAATGTATTATCTGATTTTACTACTTTAATTACTTCTTGTTTTTCACTCATAACTTTATGTTAAGCATTTTAGCCCATGGTGTAAGTTTTTCTTCACTTACTAATTCATACTTGACTTGTGCAATACCATCTTGCTTATAATCTATTTTGTCCTGTTGCATTTGTAATACATATCTTCTTTCATTAGCAGCAGTAGTTTCTCCTTTTGCCCACTTACCGTTAACCAGTCCTTCGTCTTTATGATGCAAACATCTCATACGTCCGTCTTTTCTATGTGGTATGATAGAGTTTGGAACTCTTATATCTTCTTCTACAAAGTCTATATTTTTAAGTTTATGGTTAGTAGTAGGATTATTAAAATCTAAATCTATAACTAAATCCTCTGAAGGTAAATTATTATGTAAGTTTTTTACCTCATCTGGAGATAAGCATCTTTTCCATGCAAATACTTTTGCTATATCACCTTTTAAATGCTTGAGAGGACTACCGTCTTTTTGGGATGGAGTAGAACCTAAATAGATAGGTTTGTTACCGTAAGGTTTTAATTTACCGTTAAACTTTAAAGGTGAAGGACTACCGTGTCCTGCTTTAGAATCTACTTCTGAACCGTTTAAATAAAAGTGAGTAAGTTTATTATCTGCATCTATTGTTACTGTAACCCAGCTCCACTGTCCATCATACCTTTTTAACCACATATAGTTATGAGCACTAAATATATTCCAGAACGTAAATGATAAAGCTCTTGAATTATTGAATGATAAACCATAATCATAACCTGGTATCCTTAAGATAGGGTATTCAACGTATTCGTTCTTTTTATCTCCTATTAGAAAGATTTTTTTCTCTTTAGGTTTCTGAAATACTCTACATAAAACTGATATCGTATGAGATTCAGTGGTTAATCCTCTGGTATCTTTAGTAAGTGGAATTTCAATAGATGTATCTACACCGTTAAATTTAGCATACTTCTGTGTAAAAGCTTTGGCATCTAGAAAGGTATCATTAGTAAATCCTTCTTTATGACATCTCCAAAACAAATCATCATCTTCCATACCCCAATCCCAGTAGTTATTAGAATATCCGTTAGTAGCTTCTACTTGCTCTTTTGAGAATATAACTGCTCCACCAAAATATTCGTGATATTTAAGCTTATATTCCATTTGAGATATTTTAGTAGCTATATGAATAGGGTATTTATCTGGAAATGAATAATCAGCTCCTTCTTCTGGGATCATATCTATATCATGCCAAACTATATAATCACAGCCTTCTTCGAAAGCATGTTTAGCAGCTATATTTTTTGTTGCTCCTCTGTTAAATAATTTATCGTCGATTTGATGACAGAAATACATTTGAAAATCTATACCCTGTTGTTTTAAGTACTTACCTACTTTAGGTACAAACTCATTCAAGTGTAATTCTCTATCTCTATATGGTACACAAACTCCTAGTTTCATATTCCTACTGTAAAATGATATACGTTATTAACATTACTTTCTCCATGAACTACATAATCTAAAGTGTTAAGACCTTCTTGTCTATACGTTCTGTTACCTGTTGTCACTTCGTTTGTAAACCTTAACTGGTTCCATCTAGTTAACTGGTCTTTCCATCTACCTCCTAAGTATCCTCCAGGTTTATGATCTAATAGTTTAAAGGTACATTTACGTCTGAAAGGTATGGCAACTTTTGAAAAGTTATTAAATTCAGTATCTGTTATTTCAGCCTTAATAATTTTACCGTTATTACTATTATCTGTTAAATCTACTAATTTATACCTTTTTATAAACTTAGGATCATAGTACGTAATAAGACTATCACAAGATTTATAGTTACCAAAATTAGTAGTTAATCCTAAACTTTGATTTTTAGTTAATGCTGTTACTTCAGCTTTATTTAAACTCTTATTAAATATAGCAAACGTATCTATCTCTCCTTTAAAGTAACTAATTTCTCGATTAGCATCTTCTACTCTACTACTACAGCCAATATAAGCAGTTTTATACTTACCATAACTATAAAGAGATTCTTCGATAACTTTTTTACCTATTAGTTTACCATTAACATAACAAGCAAGAGTTTTTTTAGCTTTATTCCAAGTTACTATAAGCTTATTATGCTGAGGTTCACATATTTCAGATACTATACTTTGTATGTTACCTCTACGATCGAATATTTCGATATTATACCTCTTAAAAGAATCGTAATAAATACTAAATTCATAACCAGGTACGCTAAATAAAGGATAAATATCTACTGGTTTGCTATGATCTAAAGTTAAATTAGGTATCTTATGTGAGATTAAAATAGAAAAACTTCTATTGTAGTTAATTATATTATCACTTTCTATATATGCATCAATACCGTTAAATTTTAATGATGCTGTAGAAGATACGTAACTAGGTTTATTGTATGTATCTACTTCAATATTGGCTTGTATAAGTCTATTGAAGAGATCATCGTCTTCGAACCCCCAGCCCCAGTAATCATTAGAGTAACCATTAATCTTTTCAAAATCACTCAAAGGAAATAATGTTACTCCCCCGAAATACTTTTCAAAGTGCATATCTATAGTTTTACTATTAGATAAAAAATTATAGGCTAAATGTAAAGGTTTTTCACTAAATGAATAATCTACATCATAAGGAAGCATATCTACATCGTGAAAACAAACATAATCGCATCCAAGCTCTTTTGCTTTTACAGCTCCAATATTGAGAAGTTTACCTCTGTTGAAAGAGGTAGCATCATCTTGTTCTATAACTAAAAGCTTGTAATCTATATCTTCATCTTTAAAGTATTCAGCTACTGCACTTTTAAAATGAACTAACTGTCTATACCTATTTCTATAGGGTACAATAATTCCAAGAATATGAGACATTATTCATCGATATTATCGTTTTGAGACTCTAACCACTTTGCTAAGTAAAACTGGATTCTTTCACTCCATTCGTCTTTATCAATATCTTCGAACCATAAAGTTAGGGCATCAATAGATACTGCTATTTTTTCTAATGCTTTTACTTTTCTTTCATCTAGTAGAAGCTTTTCTTGAGCAAGAATTTCAGTTTCAGGTTTAGGTGTAATTTTTTTTGCCATTTTTCTAAATTTTAACTATTTTATCAATTAACTCATTCCAGTATGAGTAGTCATTATATACAATATATGAATTATTTTTTAATTTTTCAACTAAATATTCAAGATTATGTATGTCTATTTTCCAGTCACTTCTTGCTATAGATCTATACATTCTACTATATTCTTCGTGATAACTATATTTCTGTTTAGTTTCTGATACATCTAACAATCTTTCTAAAACAGATGAATCCCATTTAAAGTGATGAACTTGAGTAAAACACTCTTCTATAGGCATTCTTTTAGGATGACTTCTACCCCAGCTGTTAGTATCACCGAACTTTGCATAATGCTGTCCAGGTGTTACTTCTTGATAGCCTTTCATTAAAGTAACTTTATTAGGACAAGCGCCAGACATAGGATATCTAAAAAATCCTGCTAAAGGAAAAGCCTTGATAATATCCGTATCTCTCTCAACTTTAGGAAAACTGCCTTCAGTACCTATTCTATCAATAAACCCTCCGGTAACAAAGTCATATCCATTATTATCACAGTGTTTAATGATATCTTCTAATTTGTCTGGGTATACTTGTAGTTCATCGTCATCAGATACTATCCACCAGTCTTTTGGTTTCTTAGACTTTACTGTATTGTATATATGAGTAACTCTTTCCCAGTTATACTTTTTATCTGTTACAACCCAAAAAGGTTTTATTCCTAACTCTTCGATTTCTTCTAATATACCGTCATCATCATTTTGTCTATAAACGACTACATAAGTTTTATCTACCTTATCTTCATAGTGTTTTAACATATGAGGTAAGATATGAGTATTACTACCCACTACTGTAACTAAATTAGGCACGGTTTTACAAAATCTTTTAAGTTAATTTTATTTAAAATATAATTAGCAAACTGCTTGTGACCATTCCAACTAAAGTGATCTGGATCAGTTATTATATTATTAGTATGTTCTCTTATACTTTCAAAATTGTTTTCTTTTTCCCATACTTTATAATCCCATATAAAAGTATAAATTTTTTTATTAAACATTTCCATAGAAAGATTTTTAAATAGATTAAAATAGTATTCATTCCATCTTTTTTGATAAGGCTCAATAAAATAGTTTCTAAAGTCAGTTATTGTACTTTTCTTTTCCTGATCAAAAGGTGTATCGTGTTCTACCTCTGGTCCATTTGTAGAAGTAATAATAGGATAATCTAAAGAAGGTACTAAAAGTCCATAAGGATAAGTTGTACCTAAGATTATATAATCTCCTTTTTTAAAGTTTTTAATATTATTAATGTATACTCCTAAACTGTACGGATTTGAGCCGGCTATTTTTCCTAAGTTATTTTCTACCATATTAAGCTCTTCTGATACTATTTGTGTCCATATTTTTCCGTGAGCTCTTTTTGTGTACTCGTAATATTCAAAATTACGACCCGGTCGGCAACCGTAACCGTAAGTAAAACTATCTCCTATAAACCAGATTTTATTAGGCACGCTGTAATAAAGTTAATCCTGTAGAAGCTGGTTTTCTTGGAGCTATACCGGTATTAAAAAAATTAAACTGTTTCCATTCAGGTCCTATCTCTTTTATAAATTTTGGAGGACCATCAAAAAATTCATAATATTCTTTTTCATCTTCAGTAATAATAAGTTCTTTCTGATATTTTTCATCTGTATCATGAATCGATATCATACCTTTAGGTTTTAAAAGAGTAGAATATAATTCAAAATCTTGTTTTACATCTTCATATGAATGTCCAGCATCTATATGCAAAAAGTCTATTTTTATATCTTTTTTTACAAAATAATTATAAAAAGCATTTTTTGTAGTATCTTTTATAAATCTAGGACTAAATTGATACCTAAAAAAACTATCATCATCAGCATAGTCTACTTTACCTCCTACTCCATTTACTGCATCTACTAAATAAGTCTCTCCTATATCACCGTGGTTATAATCTTTATCTCCTTCAAATATACCTTGATCATGTAGATCTAATCTAGCTTGAGTCATTATACGAGGAATAAATCCCCCGCCTGAGCCTAGACATACACATGTTTTATATCTCATTAGCTGAATAATAGAGTAAATTAAAAGTCCGTCTCCTAAATGATAGTTAGTTGCTCCATGAGTCCAAGTATAAGGTACTACATTGAGTTCAGTTCTCTTAACTCCATTCTCAATAACTTCTTCTGGATTATGAGTAATAAAGTGGTTTACAAATATTTTATCTAGTATGCTCATTACTTAAGTGGTATGCTTGTTAGATCTAAGTTAGGAAAATTAATGCAATTATACAAATGAGACATTTCTCTTTCGTAATTTTGATCTGCTTTATTATCTTTTATCCACCCTTTTAACGGTCCGTAATGCTTAAAGTATACTTCTGATTCATATATCGACCATACTCCTTTGTCATGATCTTCTCCCCATTCCCATTTTTTGCAGTCCCACGTTGTAGATATAATACTTCTATGTTCTATATTCTCTTTTACAAATAAATGCTTTAAAAGTAATTGTTCTGCAAATATTAGATACTGTGAGTGGGGTACTCCCATAGTAGAAAACTCTTCCATCATCTTTAAACTTTCGTTAGCGTACCTTCTAGTAAAGTCAGAATTAGGTAGATTTAAAAAACCTACATTTACAGATTCTGTTTTCCATCTAGTTTTATATGAAAGTTCTCTTACTTTTGGATCTATTGCAGTTGGATAATACCCTTTTCCTTTTTCAAAATTACATACATAATGAATATCTAAATCTAAAAAATCTTTTATTCGTCTATAAACATGTGTATCGTTATCCATTATAATTGTAGGATAATCTATATTCGATAAAACTTCTAATTTAGAAGCTGCCCAAAATACATCTTTATTAATATTTCTATTAGATTTAGGTAAAAGCAGAACTCTATCAAAAAAGTCTAAAACTTTTAATCTATCTAAAGTATCTATAGTTAAATTATCGCCATTAAGTATACATGTATCTTCTGGATGATTTTTTTTCCATAAATGTACTGAAGCTAGTAGTAGAAGAATGTTTAGTTTACTATCTACATAGTAATCATTAGAATTTTTATTCTTCTTAATATTTTCTAAAACCCAATTTACAATCAAAACCTTTTTTTTTAATTTTATCCTCCGCTATCAGTTGGATCAATATGTGTCGAACTAAAGTGTGCGTAAAAAACAGTTACACCTGTATGATCAGTTTCTGTTAAAGATAACGTTGCATTTGTACTTAATTGAGTACCACCTCCATCTGCTGCATCTCTCCATGAATCAAAAGTATAAGGGTAAACAGCTGTTGCGACTAAAGATAAAGAGTAATCATCAATTAATATATTCTTAACAGTAAACGATGTAGTATTAGCAACCGTATACGGAGCACTAAGTGCGACTCCTCCTCCAGTACCAGCTATTACTTGTCCATAGAATATAGCTGAGTTAGGTGCTATTTCTGAGACTTGAAAAGGTGCTGCGTTAGCTGGATCAAATTCACTTAAGGAGCTTGATAAAGATGTGTTAGCTTGAGCTGATACGTTGTTAGCCCAAGTGTTAAAAGTTCCTAATGAAATATCGTTTGCTCCGTAGGTAAATACTGCCATCTTACTTTACTGTAATAATTTTATTTTCTGGTAGATTCGAAATTAAGTTCAATTTCAACTTAGAATAGCAAAACTCCATAATATTAGTTAATAGAGAAGTATCGATTACTTCTAACAATTCTATTTTAGTTCCTATTTTTTTTCTTTCTTCTCTAACCACTTTTCTATATTTAGTTATCTCATCTCCATTTTCATCGAAGCTTACATAAGGTACTTCTTGTTCTGTTGATACGACTCCATACTCTGGTGTCTCTACTTCCTTTGCAACTGTTAGCGGTACTTTAAAATGGTGAGGGAACATAATCTCTATACCGTCACTATTATCATCTTTAAAGTAAAGCACTCTTTCCTGTATCAATCCCACTGCACTCCTCTTTGGCTCGTTTATCGAAGTTCTATTATACCTTATTGCATGATCTCTGTCCTGCCAGTAGGTAACCTGAAACTTCACAAAACTTGTAACTTTGTTGAATGAAAAACTTTCTACTCGTGCATACACTTCGTGAGAAGGTCCTTCACTTGTTTCCAAGTCAACATCTAAAATAAAACCCATTTTTAAAAACTTTTATTATTTATTTTCTAGCTCTTTTACTTTAGCAGAAAGCTCTTTAACTGCTTGTATTAATACTGCTGTTAATTTATCATATTTAACAGCTTTATATCCATTATCTCTATTTTCAACTAATTCAGGTATTACTTCTTCTACGTCCTGTGCTATTACTCCTATGTCATGTCCTGAATATACACTTTGTTTATCGTTCCAGTCAAAAGATACTCCTCTTAGTTTTTCAACTTTATCTAAAGCATTGCTAATTTCAGCAACATTATCTTTTAATCTTTCATCTGAAGAAGCATAAGCTACAACATCTCCTCCTGCAAATACATCTCCTTGTATACCTACACCTCCAGTTACTTTAACAGCTCCTGTTGTTTTACTGGTTGATGCTGTATTATTAGATACTGTTACTGCTGCTGAGAATGTTTTAGCTCCACTAAATGTTTGAGCACCACTCAAGTGAGCTGTATTAGATGATAAGTATGCATCTGCTATTGCAGTACCGTTCCATGTACCAGTAGTAATAGTCCCTACATCGGTAATTAATAATCCATTAATATCTGCTTGAGTCTGATCGGCAGTTGCTCCAGTTTCAATACCGTCTAGCTTTGTTTTATCTCCATTTGCAAAAGCACCTTCCGATGGTTTTACTTGTAATGTAGAAATTGTTACGCCTTTGATACCTACAAGGTCAGTTACTTCCGTATCCATTAAAGCTCCTGCTGCTGTTACATTAGTTGAATCAGTTACATCTGCATTAGCTTCTATTCCATTTAGTTTTGTATGATCTGCGTCTGTAAATACATTTGAATCAGTAGCCGCTTCTACGGCTGCTCTTATTTCAGCATCAGTTTGATCTGCTGTTGCAGAAGATTCGATACCATTTAATTTAGTATGATCTGCGTCTGTAAATACGTTTGAGTCTGTTGCTGCTTCAACTGCTGCTCTAATTTCTGCATTTGATTGATCTGCTGTTGCTCCTGATTCTATACCGTCTAATTTAGTTCCGTCTGATGCTACGTCTCTTCCATCTACTGTTCCTGTTAGGGTAATGTTACCTGCTGCATGAACATCGTCTGAGAAGTTAAATCTTGAGTTTCCGTTATCCCAAGTAATAGATTCGTTAGCACCACTAATAAATAATCC